GTCCGCAGCATAATTCAGCAGCCTTTACTTCCATATGTTCACCAAGGGCCCATTCACGGCTAAATTTACGAGAAGCAATACCACGGTGGATAAACTTTGTGTCAGCTTCCTCCGTCTTTAATTCTCCCTTTACCGTAAGTTTGCCATCTGCTGTTGAGACTTCAATATCTTTTTTATCAAATCCAGCAACGGCTAATTCAACAACAAAGTTGTCTTCGTCTACCTTGATTACATTATATGGTGGGTAAGTTGTGTTTGCAGATACAGAATGAACGTGGTTCCAGGTATCTAGCGCCCTATCAAACCCAATAAAAAATGGATCTCTAAAAAGATCCATAGCAAATTGTGTTACCATTTTATTCCTCCTATTAAGCGAATAATTTAATATAGGACCCCTTATGGGCATCCTACTAGAAGTATAGCATATATTTTAATTATTAGGTATATTCTTAAACGATTCTGGGTCTATATCAATAAGACCCCTTTCTTTAGCCGCCTTATATCCCATGGGGCTCATGTGTATTGTGGCCTCCAAGTTTTCGTTATACTCTATATTAATTAACCCTGCTTGGTATAGTTCTAGCAAAGATCTGTCTACATATTCTTGGTGGGATTGCAAGAGCTCTGGAGCATATTCCTGTGCAAGTTCTTCGTTAATAGAATAAATTAATTCTCCTTTTTCATCTAAACCCTCTAGACTAATTACGCCTAACTCTATGTAATAGCTCATCAGTTTATCATTTTCAAAAGATTCATCATCATTTATGTTCATTAACAGTACCGTCCTCGCTTTTATCAATTGTTTTCTCTACTAACTGCTGAACGTATTCAGAAAAATGTTTCCTAATATTACCAGGGGGTCTTGACCCCGTGGTTTTCCAAAGCCTCTTATATTCTATCACATTTGCAAATGTAGTGGGGCACAGGCATACGCCTTCATATTCTTTTAAAACGGTTGGCAGCGGAACATGTTTACCGCAACACTTACACTGCTTTGCTTTTTCTTGATAAGTACTCACACTATTTCCATTCCGTCTAAAGCATCCGACAAATTTTGTGGCATTCTTGGAGGACGTATCATATTTAAAGAAATCTCGTCTTCTTCTCTGTCCCATTTTAAGGACGTGTAAGTATGAATTTCTATTTCTTCGTTATTCTGTGGCTTGCTTCTACTAATAGCATTGTATACAGATCCGCATACCGCATCTGCTAAATCTTTAGATCCTTTTCTTGGGTGATCAATTCTATCTCTCATAATTTTTAATTGAAGCAATTCATCAATCAGCAATTTAATCGAGGGACCACTTAGCCTGTCTTCAGATATAACCATGGCCATATCATCGTAATGTTTCTTTGCTACAGATAAAGTCTCTGTGTTAATACCATATTGTTTTAATTGCTGCATCATATCGTGAGAATTCCATCTGTCAAACGTACAGATTCTTATTTTAAATCCTTTTGTTCTGAGAGACAAAATGTAATCTCTAACATCTTTAAAGTCTACGGACTTATCTGGGGTTGGTGTCCAATATCTAACGGCATCCACTTCCACAATTGGAGCAGGCTGAGAATAAGTGTCTGTTAATTTTATGTTAACCCATTTTTGCACATGAGACATTGCAACCGCACAGTGGTCATGTTTTTGAGCTAAGTCCACATGGATAAAATATTCTTTATCTGGATCGGGGGCAAACCAATCTGAGAACCTGCCAAATTGATCTACAGCAAGAGTTCTATTGCTAAATGCGTTCTCAATTTTTTCTCTAGACTTAAAAAATGCATCTATTGCTTCTGATGGCATACATGCAAATCTACCCAATGCGTCTGGTGCGTTCTTGTAAAAAGCTACTTTAAAATCATTAATAGATCTTGTAGGGTTTACCTCCCAAGTAGGTCTTTTTAATGCGTAAACCTTTGGATATTTGTATGAGACTATATGATCTTCTTCCCATTCAATACTAAACTCATTACCGTCTGTACCCTCTGGCAAAGACTCATCTAATTTAAAATGATGACCTTTAACTACAACTTCTTTTTCTGCAACAACATCGTCGTATCTTTGCTGAATATAATCATTCTTGTATCTAGGAAATGATAGCAAAATAACCTTTCCATAGTCTGGGAAACGTGAATCTACAGAGGCACGGTACATTTCATAAATTGCAACACCTGTTTTTGCCTGCTCATGCCCTGTAGTATTTTCTACGCTAAACCCAGATATTTCGTCTAGGATTACAACTATTACGTTGTATCCTTCCCAAGCCTCACGTTCTGAGTGACCCGAATGCACCGTAATATTTTTGTTAAATTTTATTTCAGAAGCTTTTTCAGAATACTTGCCTACAAACCAGGGGCTCTTGTCTATCCTAGTTTTAAAGCCTTTAAAAAATACGTTGTTTGCTTGCTGTGCATTAATAGCAATGTTTATAATATCTATAGAGTCCCCTGGGGGTTTGCCGTAATATGTTGCTGGATCCTTGAGGCATAATAGTAAATAAACTATATACGATACAGATATTGCAGAGCAGTAATCTTTTCCGCTGCCCTTACCTAATTGAGCAATTACTTCGTTACAGGTTTGTTTAAATCTTCGCTTACCTTCGTCTTCTCCGAATAGTTTGGTAAGGGTTGATTCTTTGTAGATCTGGCTGCTCTTCTCAATGAGTATATACTGGTGCTCCGAAAGTTCAGGGAGTCCAAGGTACTCTGGGCTTGTGACAAATTTTCGCAAGTCGACTGGTCTTTCATCAAATTCCTCTCCATCTAAAATGTCAATAACATCTGAAAAATCAAGACCCACTGACGTTCTCAACTATCTCTACAGGCTCAATCACTCCAGTTATTTGAGCTAACCTACGCATAATTTCTTTCTTTATTTGTGGGTGTTCTGCGGATACATCTTTCAGTATACCAATTAATATTTCTTGTTTTCGTTCTGTTTCTGCAACTTGGTTTGCTAGTTCTACGTTATCTAGTAGCCCTACTTCTTGTAGCATTCCAATTCTTTTACTCTCAATGTCTGCAATTAATTTTAATGCTGTTGCTTTTACATTTAATTGCCCCGCCTGATCTGCGTCGTCCACGGTCTTCCAGGCTTCTTTAATTAGCATGGCATAGTGTTGGTCTGCGCCAGATATGGCTTCCTTTGCCCTGTCACGGGCTCCAGAATCGTTTTTAACGACCTGTTTCCACTCTTCTATATACTCAAGTACCTCAGCCCTCTTAAAGCCCGTTATAGAGGCAATCTGGGTAGGATTACTACCCTTAAGTAATTCTTGGACAACCTTACCCATATTGTCAAAATGATCTGCTAATTCAATTTCCATATATATATTATACCATTCTAGTTGACTAGGATTCGGGAAATTTTAATTTAGCTACCTTTAACAGGATTAAATATCCAATTAAATCGTCAATATCATTATCGCCTGGATATTCTGTACCCTTCATAAGTCTATTTAATTTATCATCAATACGAACATGAAGTTGTTCTCTAGGTCCCGCCTTTGAGAATATACGGACGGGATCAAGGGCAGAATTACCATAGGCAATATTCTTTCTAATTAACATATGTGCAATCTCAATACAAGACTCTAATATTTCTTTGCCAGCAGCGGTTCCTACTGTTAACAAATACAAGTCATCATATCTAAATTCTCTTGAGTCTGGAAATACTGGTTTCAACACTACCGCCTCCTAATTAGTTGGAACTTCTCCAAATATCTCTGTATAGTCATAGCAGAGACTTTACATTCATCGGCAATTTCTGTTACCGTTTTCTTTTGTACAACATACCTGCGATATAGCCAGGTCTGGCTTTGATATAGCTTCATCGTTCTGTCAACACCTTGTTAGCATAGTTAGCAATGCCGAATGCATCTGCTACATCAAAATCATCTAACGATAATTTATATTTATTGTTAAAGTAGTCTACCGTTCTTTGTTTCCTTATCTGCCGCATTTTATTTTTATACCATGAATCAGCATACCCTGGATTTTCAAACCTAAGAGTATCTTTCTCCATCTTAGTTGGATTTTTGTTTCCAATGTACGCCTGCCATGAGGTAGGAGATATAGTAATTACGCTGGCTCCAGTAGACATAAGTTCAGCAATTACTACTCCATACACATACGACAATTTTATCACAGCGTCGGGGGATCTGACAAGTATTGCACCCTCAACAGCAATATAGTCACTCTTTAATTCATCTAACATGGCTTTAGTTTTAATCTTAGCGTCATGAATTTTTTCATATATGTCTTGGCCAACAAAATTTATTTTACCCCATTTTATGGGGGTGTCTTTTTCTATTAGACAGAAGGCCACAGAATTTGTGGAGGCGTCTATCCCCAAGACCCTGTTTGCCTTTATTTTTACTAAATCAGCTAATGTCATCTATCATGTCCTTAACTTTAAACTTTCTAGTAATATCTACCTTTTTGGTACAAAAGGAACATAACGGACTTTCGTTATATCTGCTTAGTTGGGATCCGCATTTTTTACAAGCACGGAAAGCGCCACTTCGAATTGCCTTTTTCTCATAATACTTTTCCATAATTCTTCTGTTTGTAGCAACACGGCAACATTCATCTGTGCAGTATTTTTGATTATGGGTCTTAGGATTAAACTCCTTGGCGCACTCCTTGTTTGCACAAATCACAGCTTCGGCACCGCATAAGATTCTATTTGAATGGTGCCTGTTAGGCCTGCATAGCATTCTTTCTTAACGGGACAATAGGTGCAGGGCATTTTAGATTTTGAAGCGCCAGCGGGTCTCATTGGCAAATCTCCGTCTTTAAAATTATCCCATACCTCGCACAGCCAAATAAACAAATCTTCTACAATCTCTTTATTTTTTTCGTTCATAGATACTGGAATTACAACAAGCTCTTGTGTATTTTTGTTTTCATAAACAAAGAAACCCTCTTTAGCATTTCTTAATTTCATATAAGTTAACAACTGTAGCATGTGATTTGCAGTAGGCTTCATCTCTGCTTGCCTCTGGTCCCATACCTCCTGCTTTGCGGTTTTAATTTCACCAAGAACGGTTTCATTGTCATAATCCATAATTAAATCAATAAAACCACGTATTGGAGGATACTCGCTTATTATTTCTTCTTCTTGTGCCCTAAACTCTGGCATGGTGGCAATAAGTTTTTGTAACCTCTCATGTGCCTGCGTACCCTGGGCCATGTTTGCTACGGCAACAGCATCGTTGTCATCGATAAACATTGCGCCACTAAAAGCCATGTACCAATATCGTGGACATGTGCCATGCCCGTATCCAAGTGTGCTTGGACTAAAAGATTTCTTTGTCATCTCTCCGTCGGCACGTTTAGTATTTCTATAAGATTCATCTAAAAGCTCAGCAAATCTTTCAGGATCAAAATGCTTTCCAGTATTCTTTTTAAACTTAAGATTTTTTACAATTTTTCTACCCATTATGAGTTATACCTAACTACGTATTTTAATGCGTCCACCAGCTTGTCTATGGATTCTTTGGCGGAATAATAAATGTTTTTCTTGTTATTATTTACAGTGCCCGCCTTATCTTTTGCAATTGTAGAATATACTGAGGCCATCATAGAGAATTTAGTTGACATGGCTTGTAATTCTATGATTAAATAAGGTGCTTTGGCTGACGGGACGTCAGGATTTAGCAGCAGCTTTACAATGATAGCCAGTGCCTTGTCTAACTGATCGTCTTTCATATACTCATGAAGCTCATTAAATTCTGTAATAGAACTAATTAGTTCAAGGGTATTTTTATCATCCGCCATTTTTTCTCTTTTCTCTCTTATCTAGTTTGTCTATAAACAGTCCAACTGGATAGCCTATAACAAAACCTACACCTATGCCAGCTAAAAAAATAAACATAGTTTCCATTACTTTTTTGTTCTCTTTTCTTTTGAATATGGGCCGAGATCCGCCTTTACGGTCCCGTCTTTGCGAAGCCTGACAATTCTTCCATTTCTAATTTGAGTTGAATTAAATGGGTACTTGCTTTTTCTTTTTCCGCTAGACATTCTTATTCTCCAAACTATTTAACCTTCTTTTAATTGGCTTAAGCATGTATAAAACCAAAAGCCAGTCTAGCGCAAACCCCAATCCAAGACCAAAAAAGAACCAAAGCACACTTGTCATTTGTGTTTGTCCTCCCAAAATTTAACTAACTCTTCTAATATAGACCACTCAATAACTCCAAGCCTAACTTTTGAATCTGTTCCCATAATAACTTTGAGGCAGGGATGCATGTTTCTGTTTACCTTAAACGTATCAGTACAGATCTTGGACCAAATTTCTTGACTCATAGTAAAAGATTTTTCTGCTTCTTTATAATCTACTACAAAAGAATACCACTTGGCGTCTCCTTTTTGATACTTGCCTCTGCCAGAATTTTTTTGCTGTTTTGCGCCATCCCTTTTAGCTTCTGATTTTTCTGACATTAGTTCACCTTAAATGTATTTGGATGTCCATTTGTACAGGTCCAGGACATAATTAAAGTTGTGGGGTCCCAAAATGTATCAATAGAATCTGCACTACATTTTGCACAAGGCTTTGCCCCACCAATTTTTTCTAATTCCTTTTTGTGTATTT